CCTCGGGTATAGGCTTCGCCGAACGCGGTCGCATCCTGGAACCCGGTCAACGTGACCCCGTCTTCGTTAACGACAGTTGGGGAGAACAGCCAATCGAGTGTGGTCCAGTAGTCATTGTGCCAGCCGTCGAAGTTCCCGTAGAACTGAACGAGCTTGTCGGCGAACCAGTTGCATACTTCCGGACGGGCGAGATTGATGGCCCACGCATCAGCGCCGGCTGTCCCGGATCCCGGAGCTCCTGGACCTTCGTGGGCCGTGCATAGGCGCGACAGGATGTTTGCACCCGACTGCGTAACCACCGGCATCATGTCGTACCCGAGCGCGTGTCCTTCGGTTTAGATCACGTAGGGTGGGTCGTTGGTGTCGAACACGGGGGCGGGTGATCCATTGTAGGTTCCGATAGAGCTCTGTAACCCTATCAGGGTGGTCACTGCCGTCATGGGCTTGGTCAAGTGCCCCGTGCTTCCGAAGTACGGGGACACCGAGGCCATGATCGGATTCGTGGCCTCTCGCGCCGCGATGAGTCCCGAGGTCCATATGCCAGGTCCGCGCCAGTCGTTGTAGAACAGGCGCGCGTTGGGGTACGTGGACATGGTGAGTCCTCCCTACTCGATGTCAATCCCGCACTGTGCGAGCAACCTGGCGACCTCGGACTGATCTTCGGACGTGACCGTGACCGACATCCCCTCATCTCCGACGATCAACCCGATCGCGTTCACGATGTCGTACGTGCACTCCGCGCAGATGTTGTCGGGCGAGAAGTGAAGCACGATTGCGTTCTCGAAAGCGGTGAACGTGCGGACCATCGACGCGGGGACATCTGCCTTGCAGCATTTCTTACAGTGGATCCTGGAATCGGACATGGCGGGTGCGCCTCCGCAAGAGTGACACCCGCCATGCGCGCGATTCTAGCTGATCTTGATCGCCTGGATGCGAACAGCCTTGCCGCGTCCGACCTCGACGAGCAGGCCCTTCGAGTGCTTCGCAGCCTCGCGATACCACATTGGCCAGCTGCTGGTGGAACGCTTCGCACGCACCGTGCGCTTCGCCGCGCGCTTCAGACCGCTCGCGCGCTTCTGCTCCGTGGCCTTGCGAACGCCCTTCAGCTTCCAGCCCTTCTTCGGCCCCGGCTTCTTTCGACCCGCCTTTTTCATGACTCCTCCAGCACTCGGTTGAACGTGCGCGTGGAGATCACGCGCGAGGACCGCCCGCCCCGCTGCGGAGGGAATCCATGGACGGGCTCCACGGAAACTGTACAGACGGGGACGGGCGGCACATCAGGACGCCGCGGCCTTCTCGTGACCACAGGTCGGACAAGTTCCAGACGCGGCGAGGAGCTCGGCTTTGCTCAAGACTTCGAGGACCTCCTTCGGGGTGAGCTCGTGGCCGGTCTCGGCCAGCATCTGGCGGAACAGGAACGCGGCCGGCGTCATGACGTACACGCGCGGGGTCCGGCTCGACAGCCAACTGACGATCATGCCGACTGGAAGCTGCCACGATCGGTCCTGCACCAGCGTCGCAACGACCTGGGCCTTGAATTCCTGGTAGAGCGCCGGGTCGGGTTCGTAGCCCATGACGTCCCAGAGCAGGCATCGAGCGAGCTCGGCCGGCCCGCTTCCGCTGTACCCCCAGTTGAACCCGTCGGGGCTGTGCCTGACGTGATGTGTCACCGGGAATTCTTTGCCGGTGTCGACGTACGTGCGCATGACGGCGCGCGTGCCGGCCTGGCCGGTGTAGACGATGTTCTCCATGAGGTCCTCTGGCGGTGCGGTGAGCGCCTCCGGCGCCGCGGCCATGGCCCGGTAGGGCCAGACGCGGATCCGGCTGGCGGCGTTGGGCACGCGCTGCACGATTCGGGTGCGGACGGCGCGGGCTTTCTTCTGGGTGAAGGGTCGCTCGGGCGGGGCGGCGATCGGCTCCCAGCGACCCGACAGCTGCAGGGCCTCCACGAGCCATACCGTCTTATCGATTGCGGCTTCAGGGGTTACCCGCCCCATGCGTGGATCCTCCCTCCCGGTTGACCCAGCGCACGCAGACTCGCATTGTTTTATGCGCGACGTCAAGTTCCGATTGAACAAAATTTCGCAAACCTAATCCGCTGCAATCATGACAGTTGATCGATCTATCGGAGCGGGATCGCATTTGACACGCTCGCGCAGGGCCGCGTGGATGTCACCGCTGGCCGGCGGGCCGGTATGCCGTTGCGCGCTTTCCCGTTCAGGATGACGCGCGCTTCGTGCATCCCGCGAACCCGCCGCCCACGACACGTGATCATTCATCGGGGGGCCTGTGGCGGACCACGGAAACGGATCGAACCAAGGGCATAGCGGCGCCTTCTTACCCGCCGAGGACCGCGATGTTGAGGGGCGATACGCCCATGTCGCCGCCCAGGCCCGTCGATCGATGATCACGATGCTCATCACCAAGGGACGCACGGCCAAGGAGATCGCCGACGAGCTCGGCGTTCCAGTCGACCAGGTTGTCGACGAGATCGAAGCGGCCATCCTCGCGGCCCGCAAGATCATCCACATGGTTCCCGAGGGTCCGCTGTTCATGACCGAGCTCCTCGCTCGAGGCATGAGCGACGTCATGAGCGAGATCCTCTCCGAGTGCCGCGATGGAATCGCGCAGGCGAAACTTCTCAGCGGCGACGACATCGGCAAGCGCCACGTCTACATCCAGGGCTATCTCCGCATCACGTTTGACACGATGGACAAGTACGCCGAGCGCATGTCCAGGTTCGGCTTCGCGGTCGATCGTGGGGCGAAGAAGAAGCAGTGGGGCCCTGGCATCAAGATCAAGGACACCCAGGAGGAGGCCGAGGAGGTCGTCGGCCAGAACTTCCAGGCGCGCGCCGTTCAGGCCGGCTTCGACGTCGAGAGCCAGACCGCGGCGATCATTGCCCGCGCCGAAGGGCGCGAGGTCACGGCGTCGTGAGCCTCCCGACCTATACGCCGATGGAAGAAGAAGCCGTCATCATGGCGGCGCGTAAAAACAAGAACGTCTTCATCTCGTACTGCTTCCTCTACGACGACGAGCACCCGCTAGGTCGGCCGCAGCACCCGTTCCACGTTTCATGGCACAAGGCGATGGACGAACACGAGTACCTGGTCGTGTTCGCGCCGATCGAGCATGGCAAGACGACGCAGCTTTCCGTCTACGGAGACATCTGGGACATCGGGAACAACCCGAACATTCGTATCTGGATCCTGTCCGGCTCCGAGAAGCTGCCGGTCAAGATCGTGACGCGCATGGAGCAGATCATCCTGACGAACAAGCGCGTCCACAAAGTCTTCCCGCACCTTCGCCCCGAGACGCGCGCCGGCAGAACGCAGATGTGGAACACGACGTCGTTCATCGTCCAGCGCGACCTCGAGGGCGGAGAAGTCGACGGCGATCCGACGGTCCAGGCGACCGGAATCATGGGGTCGTCCCAGGGATCGCGCATCGACAAGCTGATGTGCGACGACTTGAACACGTACCAGAACGCGTTCTACGAGAAGCAGCGCGAGGCGCTGAACGACTGGTTCGTGTCTGCCGACTGCATCGGACGCCTTACCGACGGTGGCACGTGCACGATCGTTGGAAATCCGTGGCACGAGCTCGCACTCGCGCACATGGCGATCAAGGACCTGGGATTCGCATCGATCAGCTTCGAGGCGTGCGATGCGAAGTTCGAGAACATCCTCTGGCCGAGGGAGAAGGTCGGCAAGCGCCACGTCGGCTTCAGCAAGGAGCGTCTCCAGCTGAAGGCCAAGAAGCATGGCCCAATCGAATTCGCGCGCTGCTTCCGCTGCATTGCAGTCAGCGACCAGACGCAGTGGTTCTCGTTGAAGACCATGCAGCGCAATTACTCCGACAGCCTCCTGGTGAACGACCCGCTCCCCCCGCACTTCCTCCCGCTCTGCGGCGTCGACCCCGCGGTCAAAAAGAGCAAGGGTGCGAACTTCGCGTCGTTCTTCGTCGGAGGCTACAACCCGATCACCGGGCAGAAGCGCGTCAAGCGGATCATCGAGGAGAAGATGTCCGCCGAGCAGATCCTGAAGAAGCTGATCGAGATCATGGACCAGGACCCCGACATTATGTTCGTCGTGGAGGACAACGGACAGCAAAGCTATCTGATCGAGCTCGCCCAGAACACGGCGATCACCCAGGCGATCGGCGCCACGGAGGCCCAGGCGAACGCAATCGTCGGGAAGATCCAGCCGTTCAACACGACCGAGGATAAGTCGGACCCCGAAGTGGGCATCGCGAAGATGTCCGCCGACTTCGAAGCCCAGTTGTGGCAGATCCCTCGGTGCGAGGAGAGCTCGAGATGGTTCGACCAGTTCCTGCGGTGGCGGCCGGGCAACCGACGCCACACCGGGGACATCGTGATGTCGTCCTACTTCTTCTGGTCCGAGGCAAACTTGCGCTCGATCGGCCGGGGTTACATGAGCGATTCACTGGCTGACTACATCACCAGGATGGATCAGCAGGAACCGGAATTCTCGGACCTGATGCGGACGCAGATGTGAAGACGACCATCGACCGCTCGGATCTAGTCCGCAACCGCATTCGTCAGCTGGGGGCCGATTGGTCTGACTTCCAGCGCAGTCACGACGTCAGCGACCTCGATGGCGAATCGACCACGATGGAAGCCGCTGACGGTTCAAAGGTTTCGGCGCGCAGGGTCAAGAAGAACAAGTTCATGCGCAATATGCGCGAGCTTGGAGTCCCAGGCACGGTGTTCTCGGGTGGGTTCCTGTTGACCGAGGATCTCAACCAGAAGTGGCGCAACCTTCAATCCCGCATCCCCGAGATCCACAATATGATCCGCACGGACGGAACGGTCCGCGCGGCGATCATGGCGACGACGCTTCCGCTCCTGGCTTGTCACTGGGAGATCGAGGCTCCGACCGGCGAGAAGAAGCGCACGACTTCTGAGGAACAGCGGATCGCCGACTTCGTCCAGAAGAACTACGACGACATGGAACAGCCGTTCATTGAGTTCTTGAACCAGGGATTCGACTACGTCCCGTTCGGATTTTCCTGGTTCGAGAAGGTCTTTGAAACCCGCGGCGATGGCCAGCAGTACCTGAAGAAACTGGCGCAGCGTCTACCAGAAACGGTGTCGGCCTGGAACACGAATCGCGATGGCAGCCTGATCTCGGTGACCCAGCGGCTACGGGGTGGAGATCATGTCCAGCAGCGCGAGATCACGCTCTCGGCGAATCGACTCCTGGTCCTTTCTCACCAGAAGAAGGGTGCGAATTACGAGGGCGAGTCGATCCTTCGAAGCGCCTACAAGCACTGGTATCTGAAGGACAAGCTCGAGCGCATCGACGCGATCGCGCACGAACGCCATGGGGTGGGGATTCCGGTGATTGAGATCCCCCCGGGCACGAACCCTATCCACATGAAGCTGGCCGAGAAGATCCTCGAGGATTTGCGGAGCCACGAAAAGGGTTACGTCATCATCCCGCAGGGATGGATCGTGCGGATCCTCGAGTTCAAGAACACGATGCGCGACCCGATGACGTCGATCGAGTACCACGATCGCAAGATTGGCAGCAGCACGCTGATCAACTTCCTTAATTCAGGGTCGAGCTCTGGGCGGCAGAACGCCCAGGCTTCCCAGTCGAACTTCCTGTTGGCCGTGATCCAGTACCACGCGACCTACATGGGCGCGATGCTCGATCGTCACGTCAATCGGAACATCATCGAGTTCAACTTCGGCGAGCAGGAGCGTTACCCCTACTGGCGGATCACGCCGACGTCGGGCATCGACCAGGAGAGGATGGCGCGTGCGCTCATGATGCTGGGACAGAATCGCTTCGTCCATGTCGACGAGGGAGTCCAGGACCAGATCCACGACCAGTTCGGCCTGCCGGCCCCGGACCGTACCAAGAAAGACATCAACGCCCCGGTTCCTGCGGCTCCGCCGGCGAAGCCTGGCCAGCCGGTCGGCGGGAACGACCAGAAGAAGGCCCCGGCTCCGAACCCGAATGACAAGGCGGATCAGAAGAAGGTGGCGGAGGCTCTCCAGCCGTTCGTCGACCTGCAGATCGAGAGCATGATGATGCACGGCGCCGACGGCAAATTCCGGCCGCCGCTGGAGGGAACGCTCTACCACGCGATGCTCGCACCCTATCAGGGCGACATCAACAGAGCGGCGGCCCAGAAGGCGGCGACCGAATTCAGCCGGCGCCTTTCCCTTGCTGCAGAGATCGGCTACTCGCGCACGGGCGACAATAGCGGGGCGCGGGAGCAGGCGATCGCCGAGGCGGAGCGGTCCATGCCGTTCCTCGTCGAGTCGATCCAACCCATCGAGAGAGTGGAGGTAACGGAATGAGTGGCGTACTCGACATCCTCAATTCTCCGTGGGCGATCACCAGGGAGAAGCTGCAGCAGATGGCTCACATCTATCGCCGGCGCGCGTCCGGCGAGGGGCCCGACCTGGAGGCCCTCGAGGCCGCGCTCGCTGCGAAGGCGAGCCGGGCCGACATGGGAGACGGTGAGGACACGGCGCCGTCTAAGGGCTACCAGGTGATCGACGGCGTCGCGATCATCAACATCGACGGGGTGCTCGCGAAGCGCGCGAGCTACATGAGCCAGATGTCGGGCGCGACCAGCACCCAGATCGTCCAGTCTTCGTTCCTGCAGGCAATGAACGATGACAGCGTGAAGTCGATCGTCCTGAACATCGACTCCCCGGGCGGGACCGTCGACGGCACCCAGCTGCTGAGTGACACGATCCGTGGTCAGCGCGGCAAGGGCAAGCCGATCTGCGCGGTTGCCAACGGCAACATGTGCAGCGCGGCCTACTGGATCGGAAGCGCGGCGGACCGGATCTACATGGCCGACAAGACCACGATGATTGGCTCGATCGGCGTTGTCTGCACGCACATCGACACCAGCAAGGCCGAGGAGATGGACGGCGTCAAGGTGACCGAGATCACCGCGGGGAAGTACAAGCGCGTGGCGTCCCAGCACGAGCCCCTGAACGACGCCGGTCGCAAGTCGATCCAGGAAATGGTCGACAGTATCTACACGATCATGATCAACGACGTTGCAATGAATCGCCAGGTGAGCGAGGAGAAGGTTCTCGCGATGGCGGACGGGAAGGTCTACATGGGGCAGGAGGGAATCGACGTCGGCCTGGCCGACGGCTACTCGACCCTTCCGGCTCTGATCATGAGCATGGGTGATTCGATGAGCACAGAGAACGAAGCATCTGCTGGCGGGAACGGCGCCGCCAGCGACGAAGGAGGCGAGGGCAAGCCCGCGGACGCTGCGGGTTCCGCGAGCCCGCCTTCGGGTGAGCCGGCCGAGGCAGGGGACGAGAAGACGGAGAGCGATTCTCCGAAGGCAGCGACTCCGATTCCCAATGCCGCGACGAGCGGCGATGGAGGGAACAGCATGTCGGACCCGAAGGTCTACACCGAGTCTCAGCTGCGCGAGAAGCTGGCGCTCGCCGAGAACGAGAACCTGGACGAAGTGATCGCCCAGATGGGCGTCGCTCACAAGACCCTGGCGGACGGCGAGCAGCCGGACGTCGTCGGTTTCTACGAGCTCACCCGCGTCGAGGCCAAGCTGAAGGCTTCGGAGCGGAAGGTGTTCGAGCTCCAGGGTGAACTCAGCACGGAACGCGAAGGTCGGCAGCAGGACACGCTCAAGCGCCGGGCCATGCTCGTTTGCGAGAAGGGCCAGAAGCAGGGGCGGCTGACGAAGAAGCAGATCGACGCGTGGGCTCTGCGCGACGCGATGAAGGACCCCGATCACTTCGAGAAGGTGGTCCTCCCGTCGATGCCGCGCATGTACTCCACGGAGCACGACGACGACAACAATCACGGCGACAGCCGTGGCAACAGCCGGACCAGCACCGGCGGAGGCGACGACGACGTGCGACTCGACGCGACGAACGCGTATCGCGAACGCATCAAGGACGTGATCGCCGAGGCGAAGGCCAAGGGGATCAACATGACCCGCCTCGAGGCGGCCAACAAGGTCGCGGTTGAGGAGCCTGGGATCGCGGACGCGTATCTGAAGGAATCGCGCGCCGCGTCCGACGACGAGTAGTCACCAGCCGCATCCTCTGCTGCAAACTCGAAACCTTGGCGGGTGACGAGGAACACAAAAGATGTGTCCTTCTCCGACCGACTCCAGCGAGGAAGATCAGACCTTCGTCTGGGAGAACGCAACGCAGGCATTCATCTACCGGGTTGCGAAGGTGGGCGCCACGCAGGACGGCGCTGACCTGGCAACGACGGCGCAGGCCGTTCCGCTCGGTATCCTGCAGAACAACCCGGCCCAGAACGAGGGCGCTTCGATCCGCAACTCGGGCCTGAGCTACGTCGAGGCCGGCGCGGCGATCACCATCGGTCAGCGCGTTGTCGCGATGGCCGGCGGCAAGGTCACTCCGTACACGCGCGTCGGCACGTGGAGCGCGACGGCTTCCTACCCGCTGGGCACGGCGCTGTCTGCCGCTTCCGGCGACACCGTCTACATCACCCTCGACATCTGGCGCACCGAAGGCCAGCTCTAACCGGCCGGAAAGAAAGGAGTAACGACCAATGCCCGTCAGAGATCAAATCCGGCCGGTCGATCCTATCCTCGAAGACCTGATGCTGGATTTCCGTCAGGACGAGGGGACTTCGATCGTCGGTGACGTGTTCCCGGCTCGCCCGATCAGCGGAGAAACCGCCTGGTACTACGTCTTCGAGGCCAACCAGAAGTTCCGTCGTTACAAGGCGCTGCGTGCGGACGGCACCGAAGCCCGCGCGATCAAGCTGCGCCTCGCCACGGCCACGCTCAAGGCCGACGAGTACTCGCTCAAGATGTCGGTCACGGATCGCGAGCGCAAGAACGAGCTCGGCCGTCTCTCGCTGGACCAGGAGGCCGGGTTCCACGTCAACGAGGCCCTGATGCTCGACCGCGAGATGCGCGGCCGTGACATCGTCCTGCCGACCGGCTACTCGGTCGACAACACCGCTTCTCCGCTGTGGACCGCCGCGTCCGCGACGCCGATGGCGAACAACGAGGCTTACAAGGCCGCGTTCAAGCTGAAGAACGGCCGTCGCCCGAACGCGATGATCATCCCGCAGACGGTGTGGGCGGACTGGCAGGACCCGACGGTCACCGGGTCCATGGGCTGGATCATCCACGAGAAGCTGAAGTACACGACGCCGATGCTGGGCAAGACGGTCACTCCGGATCTGATCGCCCAGCTGCTGAACCTCCAGTACGTGTTCATCGCTGACATGATGTTCACGGACACGGCGCTGACCAGCACGATTGTCGGCACCGCCGGCATCACGTCGGGCGCGTTCATCTGGAACACCCAGGCGAACAACTCGACGGCCGTCACCGAGATCGTCTACCTCTACATCGACAAGAACGCCGGGCCGAAGACGATGACGTACGGCAAGGCGTTCCAGGCCCAGCCGCTCCAGTGGTCCCGCTACCGCGAGGACAAGCTGAAGAAGGACTGGATCGAAGGTTCGATGATCGAGGTCCTGAAGGTCATCGCGCCGTCGGCGATCTACCGCGTGAAGGTGAAGTAACCTCGCGCGAGCATCTGCAGTTCAACCCGGGACCGGGGCGGCGCAAGCCGCTCCGGATCTCGCACAACGAGGAGAGATCCCGATGGCGGGTGACGAGAAGTCCACGGCTGCACCGCAGTCCGCAGCAAGCACCAGCAGCGCTCCGGTTCCGGTTACGACCAGCGATGTCGCGAACGCGGCTCCCGCACCGTCTCCGGCCCCGAGAGTCGGCATCGTGAACGGCGACAAGTATGTCGGGATCACGGTCGGGGCGACCACGCACCACGACGGTGATCGCATCGTCGATGACGGGTATCTGCAGCCCGGAGAGTTCGATCGCCTGCTCGGTGAGAAGGCGCTCTATCTCGAGGGCACGCCGAAGCCAAAGATCAAAAAGGCGAAGCCGACTCGTGCCGGGAAGCCGGATGACTACGAGGATCCGGACGACGACGACGAAGACAACGAAGACGACGATGGCGACGAGGAAGACGACGACGAAGACGCCGACGTCGAGGTTCACGGCAAGCATCTCGGGCGGGAAGTGATCGCCTCGGGTGCGTTGGCCAGGTCGCGCGGCCGGAAGTAAGGCAAGGGGGCCCCGGTGTCCGTACTCGCATACTGCACCCCGGATGATGTCCAGGCACTCGTCCAGCTGACGGACGGGTTCACCGCGGGCAGCAAGCCGACGCTCAACGAAGTACAGAGCCTGATCGACAAGATCGCGTCCGAGATCACCCTCGCCCTGCGGCGCGCGGGCTATACCTCGACGATCACCGACCCTGCGGCCCTGGAATGGTTGAGCGGGTTCAATGCGTACGGCGCCGGGGCTCTTGTCGCCCTGGTTATCGGCGGGCACGGGAATCCGAACGATGACCCGCTGGCGACCAAGCTGTTCGATCTGTACAAGGAGCGTCGGCAGGAGCTCCTGACCGGAGACAGTCCGCTCGGCAACATCGAGACGGACTCCAACAAGCCGGCGTCGATGTGGACGACGAACCTGGCGGACGGATCCAACCCGAACTATTCCGACATCGCACCGATGGTGCGTCGGGATACGCAGTTCTGACATGGCCGCCGATCCCGGAGGCGGACCTGTTCGGCTTGGACTCGTTCTTCGGTTCACGGAGGACTACAGCAACCTCGAGAAAAAGTTCGAGGGGATCATCGACCGGTCCAGGGATTTCCAGCCGTGGTTCGAAGAAGTGTTCATCCCGACATTTCACGAAGTAGAGCATCAGCATTTCGCGAGTGAGGGAGCATACCTGGGCGCCGCATCGTTGTGGGCCGAGCCGTACAGTCCGGACTATGCGGACTTCAAGGAGCAGACCGTGCACCATCTGGTCAAGGAAGTCTTCAGCGACCAGCTGATCGAATCCTTGACTGGATTCTCGGATGGCACGATCGAGGAGGTCGGGCCCACGGCCGCTCGCATCGGAACTCATGTCGAGTCCGAAGAAGGCTACGGCTATGCACAGGTGCAGCAGGGTGGAGCGCCCACGGTTCTCGGTCGCACGTACAACCGCAGCAAGAAGGACGGGAGCAAGGGAGCGGGATCTCGCAAGAAGCGTCCGAGCGAGAGTGGCGAGACCAAGAAGGCGTTCATTCCCCCGCGTCCAGTGGTCCTTGGTAGCTGGCCGGAATCGGTGAGGAACGAGACCGCGGACTCGATCGTAAAGTACCTGGTCTACGGCGAGATCGAGCCGGTGGTGACCTTCTAATGGCGCTCGTCCGTGGTGGCGAGGTCACCGTCAAGGCGGTGATCGATCTCTTGAAGAACGGTTTGCCGACGAAGCTAGGTGTTGTCGAAGCCGTCTACACGTCGTCGGATCCGATCGTTCTTCCAAGGCCGGCAGCCAACGCGTATCACTACGCGATGCTCCGGAAGATTGACCTGTATCCGGCCCTCGTCGTCAAGGTCCCAAGGGTCGGGTATGCGTTGCGGGTGGGAAGCTCGATCATGGCGACGAAGGATCGAGGCGGCGGGCAGCAGCTGCACGTGTTCTACATCCATCGCCACGAGGATCCCGAGATCCTGGCGAAGATCCACTACCGGACCCAGAGGGCGATGCTCCAGTTGTTCCTTGAAAACTGGAGCCTCGGCAACGCGGTGATGGAGATGAGTGTGACGGCCGAGGAAACGTCCGTGCCGTTGCTTGGTTCCAATAACGTGTTCCACCAGGTTTCCCGTACGTCACTGCTCGTCCAGCTGGAGGAGGGTTTCTAAAATGGCTATCAAGTCTTCTGCGCAGGCTTACCTTGCTGCGATGCGCCAGGGTGGCGGCTTGGGCGTCCCTGCGGACATGGTGGGGACCGCGGGGAATTTCCCGCTGTTCTTCCGCTACCTGCCGGGAATCAAGTGCAGCCCGAACCTGAGCTACCAGCGCTACCGTGAAGGTGGTGGTGGTCGCTACGCCACGTTGAACCTGAAGGAAGGGTTCACGCACGACATCGAGTTCCCGGTTTTCGCGCGCGCGATCCCGCTCGGATTCCTCGCTTCCGCGTCGACGGGTCCCTCGGCAATGGCGCGCAACCTCCAGAACCTTTCGGGCGGCAACGTCTCGAACGGACTGTACCACCCGCCGCTCAAGAAGATCGCGGGTGGCGACTCGACCCTGACGACCTTCCTGCCGACGGGATCGATCGCCGGAATGACCGTCGCTTTGGGGACCAATTTCACCGGGACCGACAAGCTGGCGATCGGCTGGGGTCCGACCCTGGAGTTCGTGACGGCCACGACGTTCGCCACTCCGACGTTCACGGCCTTCAGCGCGACCAAGTACCCGCACGTCGCCGGCGAGCCGGTGCGCACGGTCAACTGCTACACGACCGTCGCGACGGCAAACACGACCGGAGCCTCCCCGCTCCTGGTGGTTTCGGAGACCGGCTTCGTTGCGGCCGACATGCTAGTGATCGGTGGTCGCTCGCTCGCCGGGTTCCGCGGCCTGAACTACGGAGCCTCGGAGGAGAAGGCCGCCGGAACCGTGGCCGCGGGATCGATCGCCTTCGCGGGCACGCTGGCGAACCAGCACGCGGTCGGCGAGTGGGTGTACCAGGCCGATACGGCGGTCACGACCACGGCGGTTCACGGGTTCGAGCCGATGACGGCGCTCGGCGGCCAGCTGGACTACTACACGTTCGAGCGGGCCGTGGGCACGGACATCATCGAGCGGGTCCAGGATTCGAAGATGGGCGGGTTCGGTCTCTCGGGCGAGGCGCTCAAGCCGTTCACGATCCAGGCGAAGGCCGCGGGTCGCTATGGAAAGACGCGGACGTCGGCGCAGGCTCTGACTGAGAACTACACGAACCAGGACCCGTCGCTCGACATCCCGTTCCGGTTCCCGAACGCGTCCTTCCACTTCAAGGTCGGATCGTCGCTGAACTACTTCAACCGCTGCCGGAAGTTCGACCTGCAGCTGAACAACATCCAGGCGATGGACGTCTTCACGAACGCGATCTCGCGCGACGAGGTCCCGGATCTGGCGGCCGACCTGGAGCTCACTGCCGAGTTCTACTTCGACAACCCGGCGGAGTACTACGAGGCGTACTACGGTACGGGTGCTCCGGCATCGGGAACCAGTCCGAGCTCGAACGCCGTGCTGGGCGAAGTGCTCATGGACCTCAACATCTCGGCGACCGAACGTGCGATGGTCTGGGTTCCCAACGGCGTGTGGGAGGGCTTCCCGGTGGAAGTCGATCCCGATCCGAAGCCGATCGTGATTCAGACGAAGTTCTCGCCGCTGAAGGGCAACGAGCCGGCGTATCTGCTGGCCGTTCAGAACAAGTACCTGACCACCTACTAACCGAGGAGCAGACCCATGGCGGGTGACGAGATGATCGAACAGGGAGTGACCCCCGCAGCGCCGGCCTCGCGGCCGGCGCTGACGGTGGTCGGTGGGACCGGCCCCGAAGTCCACGACATGGACAACGTGGTCACCAAGTACATGCGGTTCACGATCAACGAGCAAGAGTACATCATCAAGCGCGAGATCCCGTTCAAGGTCGGGCTCGAGCTCATGCAGCGCTTCAAGCGCAACCGTGCGACGGCCGACGAGTCGAAGGCGGCCGGCGAGCGGGCTCACCAGATGGCGATCGCGTCCGGGAAGTCCGAGGCCGAAGCGAAGATGGAGGCGAACCTCGCTCGGGCCGGGGTGATGGACAGTTCGGACTCCCTGGTCGAGATGTTCGACCTGTTCGCCGTGGTGTTCTCGAAGGCGAAGCCGAAGCCCCTGACGGCCGAGGATCTCAAGGACATGCTGTCGATGCAGTCCGCGAGCAAGTTGCTCGCCGTCCTGGCCGAGAACGTCTTCAAGGACAACGAGGACGCCGGCGACCCTTTGCCGTCAAACGCGGGGGGCTCCGCGGGCTGAAGCGCTGGTCCGAGAAGGACCTGAAGGATCCGTACTTCTACGAAGTCCAGGAGGAGGCGCTCCGTCGAAAGACGGAGCGCGCTTCCACACAGGGCGTCAGCATCATTCGGACCATTCGAAACGTCTGTGTTGCCATCCAGACACATTGGGACGGAGTGATGGAGATGCCCTTTCATCTTGTGTGCGCAATTATTAGAGACATTAACAACGAGAACCTTGAGCAGTCGCAGCACATTGACGAGGAACAGGGTGTCGGGACGAAGCGATACGAACTCCCAGCTGAGATTAAAAACAGGCGCGGCGTGGAGCGATAATGGCCGAGAACGACATCGTTCTAAACATAGAAATCGGCGCAAGCACCATTGAACGTGTTGTCGACAAGGTCGAGAACGATGGCAAGCGGATCGGGGCCTCCGTCAAAAGCGTCAGCGAGGCC